CTCGAGGGCAAGGAAGAGGGTCTCGACTTCCGCTACTTCGACCTGATGCTTGGCGAGAAGCGCCACGCGATCAAGGTCGACCTCAACCTGTCGGCCCAGCGCACAATCTTCGACGTGCGGCAGGAAGCCAAGGATGCGCTCGAAGAGTGGATCCAAGACTACTGCGACACGACCTTCTTCGAAGCACTGTCGGGTATGCCGCTCCGCGGCGCCGCGGTGTCGTACTACCACCCGTCGGGCTTCCTCGGCGGCAACAGCCTGCAGTCTCCGGCGGCCGATCGCATCTTGTTCGGCGGAACCGGCGTCACGGCGCGTAGCGGCCTGGCCGTTACCGACGTGATGACGCTGACCGTCCTCGATCGCGTGGCCGAATCTCTGAAGCTGGCTTCGCCGACGATGCGGCCGGCGAGCTTCGACGGCAAGCAGCTGTTCGTCGTAATCCTCCACCCGTACCAGGTGAACGACCTTCGTTCGAACACCAGCGCGGGCCAGTGGTTCGACATTCAGAAGGCCGCGATGATGGGCGGCAAGGTCGCGGACAACCCGATTTGGAGCGAAACGCTCGGGGTCTATCGCAACCTCCTGCTCATCGAGTCGACCCGCGTTCCGACGTTCTCGAACGGCGGCGCTGGCGGCAACATCGCGGGCGCTCGCGCTCTCGTTCTTGGCGCCCAGGCGGCAGTCGCCGCCTACGGCAACGGGACCGACGAGACCGGACGTCTGAAGGCAACCGACCGCACCTTCGACTACGGCAAGCGGTACGGCGTCTCGGCGACGCTCATTTGGGGCATCAACAAGACGGTCTTCAACAACCAGTCGGACTTCGCCTGCTTCGCGCTCGAAACGGCCGCGAAGTCGCACGCCTAACCTGAGTGAGCGACCGGAGGGGTTCGCCCCTCCGGTCAAGGGAGAAAGAACATGGCTCGAGTTACTACTTTCCTGGCGGCGTCGAACCTCACGCCCGCGCTCGACACTGGCGTTTACAACGTCCGCAAGGACGTCGCGATGCCGGCGACGGGCGGACCCGCGAACGGCGACTATTGCCCGCTCTTCGCGATCCAGCGCGCAGGCCGCATCATCGACGCGGACATCGCGCAGTCGGCCACCCTCGGCGCGGGCTGCACCGTGAAGCTGTCGCTCTACCGCGCCGGCGCATTGGTGCGCGACCTCACCGTGGCGACCGCTGCGGGCGGCTCGGCGTACGCGAATGCGAACACCCTTGGCCCAATCGACGCCCAAGCGGGCGACGAAGTGGTCATCGTGGTTGGCGGCGCGAACGTGGCCGCGGCCGCGACCGTCAGCGCGGACTTCCAGCTGCAGCACTGAGCGGCCGGCTTCCAGTCGGTCGATTAGGGGGAGGCGTGGGGTATGCCGTGGATCATTGGAGGGTCATCGACGCTTTCGTGGTCCGCGGCCCGTGACAAGGTCCGAACGGATCTCTGGCGCAAGGGGAGCACGGCGATACCGGACGACGTGGTCGATCGGGCGCTCCACGCCTCCATTCTCGACATTGAGAGCCGCCGCAAGTGGCTCTGGCTCGAAAACGTCTCGGGCAACATCACGATCGACGCCGACAACACGGTCCTGAACCTGCCCGCGAGCTGCGGCGTCGTTCAATCCCTGTCGGTCTTCGTCAACGCCAACCCATATTCCGATCCGCTCGAGCTCGTCCCGCTGCCCAAGCTGCGCGAGATGGTCGGCTCGGCGCGTGGCTATCCGAGCTACTACGCGATGGGCGACGGCGTCGCCTTCCTCGACTGCATCGTGCCGGGCGGCACGTCGTTCGAGCTGATCTTCCAGGCAAAGTGCCCTGATTTTCTCGACGACGCAGTGGAAACGCCGCCGATCACGCTATCGCTGCATCAGCAGGCGGTGCTGGCCGGCGCGAAGGCGCTGGTCGCGCTCGAATTCCTGCACGACGACGACAAGGCGGCGCGCAACAGCAACGCCTTCGAAGCCCACATTCGCCGGATGGAGGACCGCGACGACGCGCTTCGCGGTTCCGACAAGGGCGGCACGATCCAACCGTACACCGACATTCAGGACGCCGCCTTCGGCGTCGGGGGGAGCAATTAAATGCCCGACACCACAACCACCAATTACGGCTGGACGAAGCCGGAAGTTGGCGCCTCCGACAACACGTGGGGCGCCAAGCTCAACGCCGACCTCGACAGCATCGACACGCTCGTTAAGTCGCTGTCGGACGCGATCACCGCGAAGCTGGACGCGTCCGGCTACACCGCGGCTGACGTCCTGGCGAAGCTGCTCACCGTCGACGGCTCCGGCTCAGGCATTGATGCGGACAAGCTGGACGGCAACGAAGCAACCGCCTTCGCGCTGGCCTCGGCCGTCACCGCGGCGGCGCTGCTCGCCGCGATCAAGACCGTCGACGGCTCAGGCTCGGGGCTGGATGCGGACACGCTCGACGGTCTCGACGCTTCGGGCTTCGCGTCCGCCGGCCACACGCACACTGCCTACCTGCAGAAGACCGGAGACACGATGTCCGGCGACATCTCGCACGCGAGCGCGGGCAAGTACCCGTACTACGTCGATCCAGCGCTGACGTCGCCGCGCATCTTCTTCACCGCAGCGGGCGCGGCCGACCCGACCTCGCAGCCCGGCGATTGGTGGGTTGAGCTTTCGTAATGAAGGTCCGCGACGCGGCAAATGCTCTCAAGACCTGCACCGCGCTTCACACGCGCGATGCCGCGAACGCGCTTAAGACCATCTCGTCGATCAAGATCCGCGACGCATCGAATGTCCTGAAAACGGCGTTCACGGCCGGCGGCGGTGGGGGCAGCGCGGGCGTCACCGTCTCGCCGTCGAACAAGACCACCACGAGCGCATCGGCTACCACGAACGCGTCCGACTTCACCGCAGCCTTCACCGGCGGCACGCCGACGTCGATCGTTTGGAGCGTCGTCAGCGTCACGGGCGGGACGTGCACGCTCATTTCGGGGCAAGGAACCGCGACCGGCCGCTTCCGCGCCGACACGGGTGGCGGCGCGCAGGTGACCGCAACGATCAAGTGCACGGCGGTTATCGGCGGGGTCACCGTCTCGGACACCGCTACGAAGGTCCACAATTACACCGGTGGCGGTGGCGGCGGCGGTGGCGGCGGCGGTGGTGGTGGCAGCCCGGCCGCGAGCATCGACAACCAAACGGTCTCCGGCAACCCGACCGCCACGTATAAGCTCAGCGCCGACGGCAACGCCTACAATCAGTCCGGCAGCATCCTCGAGCAGTGGATGGACGCCGGCGCGCCGGGGAATTTCGACGTGCGGGCGACGCTTACCAGCGGATCACTCACGTCCGGCACGACCGGGACGTGGCAATCGCTGCTGTCCGATCGCCAATGGAGTTGCACCGCGCCGCTCGGCGGATCGAAGAACGCAACGCTGACCATCGAAATCAGGAATTCGTCGACGCTGGCGGTCCTCGACAGCGCGACGATCAACCTGGCGGCGGATAACTGATGGGCTTCGTTCGCTCAGAAATGGCCTTCAGCCCGGGGCTCTACGCGAACCGCTCGCGTAGGGCTTCGAAGCTGCGCTGGGTCGACGGCAACCTCGTCCGCTTCCGCGACGGCGTGCCTGCGCAGGTCGGCGGCTGGCGCGCGCTCGTGCCGAACGCCGGGTCAATCAGCGGGCTCGCTCGAGCGATCCTGCCGTGGCGCCCGAACGATCAAACCGAGCGGCTCGCTGCGATCGGCACGCACCTGGGCGCGTTCACATGGAACAGCGACAGCTTCGCGGACATCACGCCGGCGGGCTTCACAGCCGGCATCGCGACGTCGATCCCCGCGGCTGGCTACGGCGCCGGCGTGTACGGCAGCTCGCACTACGGCACCGCGCGCTCTTCGATCGGCAACCTTGTCGAGGCGTCGTCCTGGTCGTTCGACATGTTCGGGCAGATCCTGCTCGCGCTCTTCGACTTCGACGGGAAGTTCTACAAGTACGACAAGGTCGGCGGCGATACGCAGCTTCAGGCGGTGGTCGGCGCACCGACTGGCCGCGCAATCTGCATGTCCGACGAGCGGCATTGCTTCATGTTCGGGTGCGACGGCCTCCCGGGTCTCGTTCGCTGGTCGGATCGCGAAGACTTCACCGTTTGGAACCCGCTCGCGACGAACCGCGCCGGCAGCTACGAGCTGCAGGTCCGCTCGCCCTTCCAGTGCGGCGTGCGCGTCCGCGGGCAAATCCTCGGCCTGACGCGGACGGAGGTTTTCGCCTTCACGCCGCTGCAGAACGCGCTGGTCTATGCGCGCGATCGCGTGTCGACCGAAGCCGGCGTCGCCGGTCCGAAGGCAGTGGCCGTCGTCACCGACAATCAGGGCGAGACGGCCTATTGGATGGGGACCACGAATTTCTTCGCGTACGACGGGCTGGTCCGCGCGCTCGACTGCGAGCTGCGCGACTACGTCTTCGGCGATATCAACCTGATCCAGTGCGCTAAATTCTCGGCGGGGCTCAACGCCCCCTTCGACGAAGTGTGGTTCTTCTATTGCTCGGCAGCGTCGGACGAAATCGACCGCGGCGTGATTTACAATTACGCGGCGGGCACCTGGTCGAAGGCGACGCTGGTTCGACTGTGCTGGGCCGACTCCGGCATCTTCCCCTCGCCGCTCGCGATCGACGCGGCCGGGACGCTGTTCGAGCATGAAGTCGGGAAGGATGCGAACGGCGCAGTTATGCCGTCGTTCGTCCGCTCGCACCCAATCTCGATTGGCGTTGGCGAGCAGTTCGCCGACGTCGACCAGTGGTGGCCCGACATGCAGGACGGTAGCGACGCGGCCAAGGTGAGCTTCATCTGCCGCGACGGGCCCAGCCTTCCCTCGCGGACGGAAGGCCCGTTCGACTTCGCGCTGGGCGATGAGTTCGTCCCGCTCAATTTCTCGGCGCGCGAGCTGCAGCTGCAGATCGACGGCAACGGTCATTGGGAGCTGGGTCTGCCGCAAATCTCGATGCAGGGAGGGAGCCTGCGATGAGCGGACGCTTCACCGGGTCGCAGCTCGACGAACGCCGCGCGCGCGCCGCGCTGGACGATCACGAGCAGCGGCTTCGGCAGGCCGAAGACAACGATGTCCTGATCGGCGACGGACGGCGCCTCATCGTGCGCTCGCCGAACGGCCATTTCTGGAACCTGACCGTCAACAACGCCGGCGTCATCAGCGCGACCGACATGGGAACGACCGTCCCATGACCGCGATCCTCATGCACGTCCCGACTGAGCGGGTTCGGGAATACTGGCCGCAAATCCGCGCGCGCGTCGAAGAGCTGTCCCAGCTGCCCGGCGAGCCGTGGATCGCAGAGGACGTCTATCACGAGCTGCTCCTCGGCGGGACGCACCTGTTTACAACGCTCGACGTTCGTGGCTTTATCGTCACGCAAATCCGCAGCAACCCCTACTCGCGGCAGATGCACGTTTGGCTCGCGAGCAATGAGGGGAGCGACTGGACGCCGGAGTTCTTCGAACAGCTGAAGGACATCGCGCGCGCCAACGACTGCGGCTCCATCACTTTCGTAAGCGACCGAACGGGCTGGAAGCGCGCGCTCCCCGGCATTCGGGCGCAAACGCTCTACAGCTTCGATCTAGGGGACGAAAATGGCTAAGGGCGCCACCACCACGCAGAAGGACAACTCGACGCAGCAAGTCCAGCTGCCCGAGTGGATGAGCGAAGCCGGGCAGACGCTTTTCAACAAGGCGATGTCCGACAGCGCGGCGAACCCGGTCAAAGCCTATGCGGGCCAGCCGACCGCGCCGATGAGCGGCAATCAGAAGGCCGCAGAGTCGCAAGCGAAGTCGACCGCGAACACGGGGCAGTCGCAGATCGCGGCGGGAACGGCGGCCGTGCAAAGCGGCCTCGGCACCGGCGATCGGGTGAGCGCCGACAATTTCGATAATGCGGCCGCCGGCCGTTACATGAGCCCGTACCTCGGTGCCGTGCAGGAGCGCACCGTTGGCGACATCATGCGCAACGGCGCGATGCAGCTCGAGGATCTCGGCGACAGCGCCGCGGCGAACCACGCCTACGGCGGTACGCGGCAGGCGGTGGCTCAGGCCGAAGCGACCAAGGGCATCAACAACAACATTCTCAACTATCTCGCGTCGTCGAACCAGGCGGGCTACGAAAACGCGCAGCAGCAGTTCAACACTGACGCCGACCGCCAGCTGCAGGCTGGGACCACGAACGCCGGCCTCGATCAATCGGAGCTCGACCGCGCGATCGCGGGCGGCTCGGCGCTCGGCAACCTCGGCCAGCAGGCGAGCGGCATCAACGCCGAAAGCATCATGAACCTGCTTAAGACCGGCGGCGTCGCTCAGGACACTGCCAATGCCGCGGCGGCCGCGAAGTACAACGAATTCCTGCGGATGCAGGACGCGCAGGTCAATCGCGACGAAGACCTGATGTCGATCCTCGCAGGGACGCCGCGCAACGTCACCACCACGGCGCACGGAACGACGAGCCAAACGTCCAACCCGGGCTGGCTCAGCACGGCGCTCGGCGCCGGGCAAATCGCCGCTTCGTTCTACTCCGACGAGCGCCTGAAGGAAAACGTCGAGCCGGTCGGCGAAATGGCCGACGGCCTGCCAGTGGTCGACTTCAATTATCGCCCGAACCTTGGGCTTCCGAGCGGTCGCTTCCGCGGCGTTCTCGCGCAGGACGTCGCGCGGGTCCGTCCGTCGTCGCTCGGTCCGAAGGTCGACGGCTTCGCCACAGTCGACGCGTCACTCGCGCCGCAGCTAGTCGGAGGGTCAAATGGCTAAGATGAACACGAAGACGTCACTCGGCTTTCCGCAGATGCCGCAGGCACAGCCCAGCGGCGTCATGCAGACGATGGTCGCACCCGCGCCAGCGCCTGCCGCGCCAGCGCCTGCTCCCGTCGAGAACCGGCCCGTCGACGTCGTCACCGCTGGCGGTCCGCCGCCTGCACCGGCTGCTCCCGCCGCGCCCGCTGCGACCTCAATGCCGGCGACGGCGGCGCCTGCGATCCCGGGGAAACCGGGGAAGTTCAACGACGCCAACAGGGTGGCGCAGTTCCAGCAGCGCATGCAGGACAAGATCACGAGCCGCGTTGCCAAGAACCCGGGCTTCCTCGATCGCCTGCAGGCGATGATGGGTCAGGACCGCGGCTTCTACGCTCGCCTTCAGCGCAGGGCTCCCGGCTTCGATTGGGCCGGCTTCATCAACGGCCTTCGTCCCGCCGCTCCGGCTCCTGCGCCCGCCCCCGCGCCGGCTCCGGCGGCGACACCGCCAGCCACCAACACCGGCATCGTCCCGCCGCCCGTAGCCGCGCCGGTCATGCCCAGCGCCGCGACCCCGTCGGGCGTCGTCTTCAACCCGCTCAACCTGACAGGCATCGGAGGCTAAAATGGCCGGCTTCTTGGACTTCCTGAGCCCCACGCTCGCCAACCCGCGCATGGCCGCGCAGATTGGCTCGCCCCTGCTCAGCGCATTGCTGATGAAAGGCGGCGGCGGGGGTGGAGGGGCGGTCCCGCCTCCCGCTGACGTCGCGGCCGGTCCGCAAGTCGGCCAGCAGGTCGGATCGGACATGACGGATGCCGGCAAGGCGGCGAACGTGATTACGAACCTGCCGACGATGTCGAACCCGGCAGACTTCGGCGCGGACGCGACGCAAGGCATCAACGACGCGCTGACAGCGAACGCCGCCAAGCCGCGCGGCTTTCTTGATCGCATCGGCGATTTCCTGCACTCCGACGAAGGGCGCGCGGCGCTTCTGCGCTCCGGCGCGGCCACCCTCACCGGCGGCCTTGGCGCTGGCGTCGCAGCTGGCGCGGACTTCATGGACCGCCGCCGCAAGGAGCGCGCCGTGGCTGCTTCGGACGAGGCTGACCGGGCTCTGCGCACCCGCGCGCTAGACGACACGCGCGATTATCGGATGGGTGAGCTCGACCTGCAGGACATGCAGAACCACGAGACTGCCCGGCACAACCGCGCTGGCGAGTCCAACGACCGTTATGGCATCGACAGCGCGACCTACCGCACCGAGCTGACGGATCGGGGAGCGACCCGCCGGACGCAGATGGAGCAGGGGGGCGCGAATTATCGCACCCACGTCACGACCGGCGAGCAGCGGTACGAGCATGAGACGCCGTCGGGCAGCACACTCGCCTCTGAGGCGGGCGCGAACTATCGCGCGACCCTGCCGGGCAAGCCCGACTACGGCTACAGTGAGACGGCCGAGACGACGGACGACCCCGGCAGCAACGGCTTCTTCGGCATCGGCGCGCGGCCGCCGCTAAAGAAGGTTACCACCACGCGCACGCCGATCCGGCCGTCGCAGGTGCAGCCTGCGGATGGGACTGTCCAGCAGATCACCAGCGACGCCGAATATGCCGCTCTTCCGTCCGGCGCGAAATTCCGCGGGCCCGACGGCCAGGTGAGGATCAAGCCCTAGGTGGGCTGGCAGGACGCCCCTCTCGCATCCCCGACCGGACCGAAACCGGCTTGGGCAAGCGCACCGCTCGCGACGCAGTCAGATGCGCCGGCGGGCGGCGCTGTGCCCGAGGACCCGCGCGACGAAGGCTTCTTCTCGAGGCTGGGCGATTTCATGCGGCGCACAGGACGCATGGCTGACGTCGGCGGGCACTCGCTCGTCGGCGGCCTTGAGCGCGCCGGCCAAGCAGCCGCGAACGCGATCGGTGTCGAGAGCGCCGGCGACTATCTCGGCAAGGAAGCCGCGATGAACGAAGCGGCCGCGAACACGCCGGTCCCCGGGACGACCAGCTGGGAGGACGTAAAGGCCGATCCGTCGCTCAGCAACGTCGGCAGTTTCGTCGCAGAGCAGGGCGCGGCGTCGATCCCAAGCCTCGCAGCTGTTGGCGTGTCGGCGCCGCTCTTCGCTGCTTCGCGCCTGGGCGATGTTGCTCAGCGTCGCGCCGAGAATAATGGCGAGCAGGCGCCGACGGTTCTCGACCTGTTGAAGGCGGCGCCCACGGCTGCGGTCGACACCGCACTGATGCGCGGCGGCCTGAGCGGCATCCTCAGTGGCTCGCTCCCGAAAGCGGTTGTCCGCGAGGGCATCGCTCAGGCCGGGATGCCGGTCGCCGACTATGCGGGCGAAACGGTCGGAACGAACGTCGGCTTCGACCCGAAGGAAGCGGCCGATCGCGCTGCAGCCGGCCTCGTAGCCGGCGTTCCGCTTGGCGCTGGCGCTCACCTTGGCGTTCGCGGCGTCCGCGCTCTTCGCGAAGTGTACGCGACCAAGGGCGTCGACACGTCCGGCATGTCCGACGAAGCGCTCACCGAAGGCACGCTCAACGGGAGCATCCATCCAGACGTGGGGCCTGCGGACGTCGACGCGATCCTGCAGTCGGCCGGGTCCAGCGCGGCGCACTTCTCGACGCCGGAGCGCGCCGCCCAAGCTGCAGGACGAGTCCGCACCGTTCGCCCCGAACAGCCGTCGCAGCTCGAGCGCGAACTGGCCGTCACCGAGCAGACCGAAAGCCACGGCGATCCGAACGCGGTCAGCCCGAAGGGCGCGCGCGGCTCGATGCAGACGATGCCCGACACGCTGCGCGATCCGGGCTACGGGGTGAAACCGGCTCAGAACGACAGCCCCGAAGAGATGCGTCGCGTCGGGCGCGATTATTACACGGCGCTCCGCAAGCACTACGGGAGCGCCGCGAAGGCGTGGGCCGCGTACAATGCCGGTCCTGGCGCGCTCGACGGCGCGATCGCGAAGTACGGCGACGACTGGCTCGCCCACATGCCGGAAGAGACGCGCAACTACGTCCGCAAGAACGTCGCTGACCTGGGCGGCGAAGCTCCGGTCTATCGCGCCCCGGCGCCGACCGACGACGTGTTCCGGTCCGACAGCGGCTTCGAGCGTACCGACGCCGCGCAATCGCCGACGGAGGCTGAGCTCAACGAACCCGGCGCGCGCTATTCGCGCACGGCGACAGGCGACAGCAGCAGCCCGTTCATGGACGCGATGGATGACCCCGAAGGCCACCCCGGCTTTTGGGAGCGCCGTTCCGAGATGCAGGCCGAAGACCTGCGCAAGGAATGGGAGGCGAGCCGTCGGGAGCCGCCGCCTGCTTCCGAGGACCCGGCCGCGAAGTACGGCGCGAACAATTACGGCCAGCGTCCACACGCCGATGTCCGCGGCAATTTCGCCACGACCGACGACGGCCACATTGCCGACGTCAACGGCAAGCCCGTCGCCTTCCGCACCGTCCGGTCGGCAGCTCAGTTCGCCGCGAAGAACAAGCTGGGCGGCGACTTCGAACCGCGCGTGTGGGCGGCCAACGGCACGCGCGTCGTCCTGACCCGTCGCCCGGGTTCGGCCTACGGGGAACGCCCGGCTCGGCCTGAAGGACCGGCCGAACCCGCAGCCGGCCGGAGCGAAGACACGTCGCAGCGGCTCATCCCCGATTGGATGAGGGCCCCGCTTGCATCCGAAACTGCGTCCGGTGGCGCGAAAAACGGACTGCCGGGAGGCGAGCCCCAAGCAGGACGCCCCGCGGTGGCATCGGAGGCTGAGCCGCGTGAAACGGCGCCGAATTTGCGTGCCGAGCGCGGGTCTGAAATCGACCTCTCTGTTCCACGTGAAACCGAAAATGTACCCGCCGGGCCCGAGCGGTTCGACGAAGCGCCGCCGCTGACCGACGGTGATTTCTATCAGGGCGGCACATTCGAGCGCCCGCGGCCTGAACCGGCGCCGGCGGGCGAGGCTCCACGACCGCGGAATTTCCTGCAGGCGGTCGTCAACCAGCTCAATGATCGCAGCCGGAAGTCGGGCCTGCGTCACAGGATCGACGCGGAAGACGCGATCAACCACGGCGTTGACGCCGACGCGATCTACGTCAACCCGAAGGCGAAGTACCCGACGGTCAAGGCGCACCTGCAGCGCGTCTTCTCGAGCCCGAAGGCCCCGCTCCGCTCGAAGGCGCAGCCGGTCAAGCTCCACGCGCTCGACGACCTTGGCGATCGCTTCGATTACCGCAATTTCGGCAGCGAACACGGCGACCGGCCGGAGCCAGCGGAGATTGGGCGGCTGCTGTCCGACTCCATTCGCGGCCACGAAGACGCCTTCGACCGCAGCGACCCGAATTACGACCGGCGCCAGGAGTGGATCGCGCGCCACAACGCGGCGATGGAATTCGAAAGCCGCTACGGCGATCGCTGGGCTGAGATGCCGGACGAAGAGCTCGACCGCATCGACGCCGAAGACGCCGGCCCAATCGACTACCTGTGGGATCATGTGCTAGGAGAAGGCGATGAGCGGCCTGCGGAAACTGAAGCACGCGACGCCCGACCAGCTGGCGAAGATGAAGGCGGTTCGGGACGATCCGAGCGAGGATCCGACGAAGCGGGCGGACGCGGGCCTGCTGCTGAAGATGCACTCTTCCCTGAACGGGAAAGCGACCAGCGCGACGCCCTCCAACGGCGAGCCGACGAACCTCTAAAGCCTGACGCGGAGCAGAAGCCGGCCGGTTCCGACGGCGGCCTATTCGACACTCAGGACACAACCGGCGACCTGTACGGCGCGAAGAACAAGTTCGTCACGCGCGAGAAGAAAGAAGCCGCCAGCCGCAAAATCAGCGACGCGTCGAAGCGCGCGCACAGCGGCGTCGATCCTGAAGCGGTCGGCGCCATGGCGACTGAAGCCGCGTTCCACGTAGAAGCATCGGCTCGCAAGGTTGCGTCGATGATGCTCGAGCCGGACGCGGACCCGGGCGAAATCATCCGCGCCGCTCGCGACATGGTGAAGTCGCCGGCCAAGACGACGAAGGGCCTGCTGAAAGCGCTCGATCGCTTCGGCTCCGCGGTCGCCTACAGCTCAGACGGAGCGCTGCGCACCCTCGCCCGCCACTACAAGTCGCCCGAGATTGTCCGGCTCGCCGACATGTTCCAGGCGCGCGCCGGCAAGGACGATGCAACCGGCCGGACCTACGACGAAGCTCTGAAGCGGCAGAACGGGCGCTTCCGGTCACGGCTGGACGCAGCGCTCGATCCATTCATCGGCAGCAAGCCGGCGATGGAGCGAATTCGCGACCTGCTGGCCGATCCCGACCGCACGGTTCGTTCGACCGAAAAGGAGCGCGCCGCAGCCCGCGAAATCCGTGACCTGCTCAAGGACGTCATCGACTACCGCAAGGAAGCCGGCGAGGACATCGGCGAGGTTAAGAATTACTTCCCGCGCGTTCTCGACTCGCTGGCCGTCGCGAACGATGCAGGGAAGTTCAAGGCGGCGGCAGAGCGCCTCTACCGCGGGCTTGGCGTCGACGATCCACGCGCTGCGGCCGAAGCATGGCTGACCCGCGTTCTCGACACGCACGCCGGGCTCGACGGCGGCGAGGAATTCGTCGTCAGCTCCGGCAAGCCGTCGTCATCGAAGAGCCGCGAGTTCGGCGCCGAAGCTGACCGCGAGCTGCGCGACTTCCTGCAGAAAGACCCGCTGCTCGTCCTGTCCGACTACATCACCGGCTCGGTCCGGCGCGCTGAGCAGACCCGCCGCTTCGGCGCGAAGGGAGCGGTCAACAGCGCTGAGCGCGGCGCTTGGATGAAGGAACACGGGACCAAGACGCAGTGGGACGTCATGGTCGACAAGATCCGCGATGAAGTGCGCGCCAGCGGCGAAGATGCCGACGGCGTCATCCGCGCGATCCATCGCATCCGCGACGGCAATCTCGGTCGGCTGGGCACGGCCGGCGTTCGGGTCAGCCGCGCGGTTTCTACCATCCACGCGTGGAACCAGCTGTCGACCCTGCAGAAAGTTACGTTGTCGTCGATCGGCGACCTGGCGATGGGCTTCGTCCGCGCCGGCCCGACCTATGGCGTTCGGCATCTCACCACGTCGCTCAGGGAAGCCGCGCGTCTCGTCGAGACCTTCGGCAAGCGCGACCTATCGGACGGGCACCGCTGGGCGGAAGCGATGGGCACGGTCGGCCACGGCACCGCGTCGCAGCTCATCCAGGCGCGGATGGATGCGGCGCCGGGAGCAATCCAGCACGCGAGCCTGCTCAACAAGTTCTACCACAAGGTCGGCATCGAGCAGCTGACCCAAGGCGGCCGCATCGCCGCGACGAACAACGCGAAGGTCTTCCTCGACACGCTGTCCGGCGACCTGCTCAGCAAGTCGGCCCGCACTCGCCAGCGCGCCACCCTCTACCTCAAGGAGTTGGGCATCAAGGACCCGCAGGCGTTCGGCGAGTGGCTGCGCAAGGGCCCGCCCTCCTCTGCCGAGCTCGCCGCCGATCGGGGCCACGCCGCCGACTACGCAACAGCCGTCGTCCGCTTCGCCGATCAGACGATCCTCATGCCGTCGCGGGCGATGAAGCCGGCGTGGGCGAACCATCCGGTCGGCTCGCTCTTTTTCGCGCTGCAGTCGTACAACGCCGCCTTCACGCAGAACGTGCTGAAGCGCACCGGCCGCCTCGCGATCCAAGGCGTGAAGAGCAAGGATCCGGCGCTGCTCATTCCGGCGTCCGGCCTTGTGGTGCTGGTGGCGATGAACGCGTTGCAGCTGTACCTGCGCACGAACCTCTTCGGCGGAAAGCAGCCGGACGATGCAGAGGCGTTCGCGCTGCAGGCGATGGACCGCGCGGGCCTGACCGGCATGGCCTCGCCGATCTTCAACGCCTTCCTCGGGCTCAAGTACCATCGCTCGGTCAGCCAGAGCCTGCAGGGTGCGGTTGTCGGACGGGTTGCGCAGGGCATCGACGCCGCCGGCGGGCTCGCGATCGGCAACAGCAAGAAAACGAACACTGCCGAGCGGAATGCCGCTGGGCTGCTCTACGACTTGGGCATCGACCCGGCGATCAATGCCTTCGGGGCGAAGTATCTGCGCGGCGCCGCTGGGACGGCGACGATCTTGGGAACCGGCAACAGGGAAGGCGGCGCACTGCCTGGCGACCGCGACGCCTTCATTGACGCCGTTGCGGGGAGGGAGAAGAAGCGTGTTTCATCGGGAGAATGAGGTTCTTCGCGCTGGCACGGGGCTCGCTGTCCCGGGCGCGACCATCACAGTTTACGTCAACGGCACCGACACCGCCGGCGACTACACCAACGCCACCAAGGCGACGATCTACCCGACGAACGTAGTCGGCACGCCGATCGAAAACGCGACGCTCGTGGCCGATGCGAATGGCGAATATTCCTATTTCGCCCCCGACGGCATCTACGACGAAGTGATGCGCTACGGGTCGGTCACCGACGTCGACACGTACATTCAGATGTTCGACCTCGAGTTCGCGGGGCAATCGCCGGGAGAAGCCGCAGCAGCCGCAGAAGCCGCCGCCACGGTGGCGACGACGCAGGCGACTGCCGCGTCCGTATCGGCATCGAACGCGGCCGCCTCTGAGGCGAACGCGGCGGCCAGCGCTTCAGCAGCTGCGACGTCGGCGACCGCGGCCTCCACGGCTCGCGACCAGGCGACGACCTCGGCAAACAACGCCGCCGCCAGCGCGAATTCCGCGTCGGACTCCGCGAGCAGTGCCGCGGTGAGCGAGACGAACGCCGCCGCTTCGGCCGTCCTCGCTCAAACCCCGCCGGGCGTCACGACGCAGGCGGGGACGAGCTACACGGGCGTCCTCGGCGATGCGAACAAGTATATTCGCTTCACCAACGCGGCCGCGGTGGGCTTCACCATCCCGCCGAACAGCGCGGTCGCCTATCCCGTCGGCACCGTGATCGAGATGGAGCAGGCCGGAGCCGGCGCGCTGACCGTCGTTGCGGGAGCGGGCGTCACGATCAATTCGCGCGGCGCGGACCTGACACTTGCCGGTCAGTTCGCCGTGGCGGCGCTGAAGAAGGTCGCCACCGACACCTGGACGCTGGCGGGCGACCTCTAGTGATCGGGCTAAACCTCGGGATCAGGGCGGCGTCGCGCCGCCGAACCGCCCCGGCCTCGAGCGTGCCCGGCACCATCGACCCGAGCATCTCCGCGCCAGAGCTCAGCCTCAACACCGGGCAAACGACCTATCCGCCGAAGTTCATCGCGGCGCTCGATGACACTGCGATCGTCGGCGACACGGTCTGCTTGAGGCAGGCCGACGATGATGCGTTCACGGTCAACGTAGTCGATTACTTCAACGCCGTCGACGCGGCCGAAGCGACGGACACCAGCGCCGGGACGACCGGCAAGATCACGTTCGCGGGACTCAGCGCCATTGCGAGCGGCACGCACCGCTTCAAAGCCTGCGACATTCGCGGCGGAGTCCGGTCCGACTGGTCGAACGTCGTCACGCACGGACCGGACGACATCGCGCCGGTTCTCAGCGCCGGCTCGGCAACCATGGTCAGCGCCACGCAGGGCACCGTCGGCTTCACGACGGACACCGGCGAGGGCAACGCCTACATCGTCCTGACGCTCGGCAGCACGCCGCCGTCGAAGGCGCAGGTGAAGGCCGGACAGAACGCAGGCGGTTCGGCAGCTGCGTGGGCCTCGGGCGCGAAACCGATCACGTCGGCCGGCGCGAAGAGCTATGGCGCGACCGGGCTGACCGCGTCCACGCTTTACTACGCCTGGGTCATGCACGAAGACGCGACTGGCAACCAGTCGAACGTTCTCGCCGCAGGCAGTTTCACGACCGACGCGGCAGTGGCCTTTAGCCTCACCGAAGTCGCCGCCCCGAACACGCAGAACATCGGCTTCGGCAGCACCACGGCCACCTTCTCCGCGCTGTCGTTCGGCGCGGCGCAGACCAGCCGCTATCTCATCGCCGCGATAGACGCTTACGACGGCGGCAACGTCCCGAGCTCGGTGACGATCGGCGGCGTCAGCGCAACGAAGATCGACTCCAACGACAAACTGAGCGTGTGGATCGCAGCGGTTCCAACAGGGACAAGCGGCAACGTCGTTGTGACGATGCCCGGCAGCATTTCGTTTTGCGGCATGAAGCTGTGGCGCATGGTCGGTGGGAACAGCGCTGCGACGCAGATTGTGAAGCTGCCCAAGGCGTTCAACAATTCGCCCTTCCAGGTGTCGGTGACGACCCCGAGCGGCGGCGCAACCGCCGTGATCGGGTTCGTTGAGACCCTCAGCGGCACCGCGTCGTGGTCGAACGCGACGGCCGCCAGCCAGGTCAGCAACAGCAACGACAGCATTTGCAGCGCGATCCGCACGACGGCTGGCGCCGCGACCGTGGGCCTTAGCGGCTTCGGCAATCAAAACAGTGCCATGATCGCAGTGAGCTTTGGACCATGAGGGACGGCAGCACCATTCTCGGATCACTGAAGCTCAAGTCGGGCAAGATCGGCGCCGGCGGCTTCTGCACGGGCATCTCGGCCGCCAACGACGGCACGCTGATGATCCGCACCGACACGTTCAACTCCTATGTCCTCCCGGCAGGCGGCTCGACGTGGCAGCTGCAGCTGAAGCCCGGCATCAACATCGCCGGCTCAGCGATCGACATGTTCTATACGCCCGATGGGTCGGCGGCGAGCCCGTGGGGGCAGGTGGGGTGCTACGCGGCCGCGATCGCGCCGAGCAATCCGAACGTCCGCTACATGGTCTCGATGGGCTTCGTGTACGCGACGCAGGACGGCGGCGCGACCTGGACGAAGACGAACCTCGCACAAAAGACCGGATGCGCGCCGAACGAATCCAGCCGCATGACCGGCCAACCGCTGGCGGTCGACCCGCAAAACCCGGCGGTCTGCATCGCCGCGCTACCCACGGGCGCGTTCATCACGTCCGACTACGGCGCGAACTGGACGGCGATTTCCACTGCCTCGGTCCCGGCGCCGGCGTCAGGCAAGCGGAGCATCGTCGCTTTCGATCCCAGCTCGTCGGTCGTCGGCGGCAAGAAGCAGGGCATCTACATTTTCGTCAACGGCACCGGTCTCAAGCATTCGACCGACGGCGGCGCGACGTGGAGCTCGGTCACGGCCCCGACGAACAGCCCGACGGCCGCCTCGCACATGAAGATCGGCAGCAACGGCTACGTCTATCTCGGCGGCGACGGGGCTGCTGGCACAGCGCGCTTCCGCCGCTGGAACGGTTCGGCGTGGCTCGAGCCTACGGGCATCGTCTGCAAGTCGATGGCGGTCAGTCCGCACAATGCCGGACACGTTTACATCTGCGGCGACGGCGGCGGGCTCGACTTCAGCTCGGATTATGGCGCGACCTGGGCGCTGGGCGGCGGCTCGTTCTCGGTCGATGATCGGGTCGCGACCAACATCGGCTGGCACGCCGCGACCAAAGAAAACTACATGACGAACGGCGACCTGATCTTCGACCCCACGGTCAATCGGCTGTGGATCGCCGAAGGCATCGGCGTCTGGAAGATGGACAGCCCGCCGACGAGCATGACCTTCGCGAGCCACTTCACGTGGACCGAATGGTCAAGCGGCATCGAGAACATGGTGACAGGGACGATCAACTGCGCTCCCGACGGAGGCGTGGGCTACGCCTGCCAGGACCGCGGCGTCTTCATCCGGCCACCGGGCACGGTCGGCGTCACATATCCCTCCGGCCACGGTGAGGATTACAACGACGCGATCTACTTCAGCCAGTCATGCGACCAGGCGCCTGAGGACAACGCCTTTTGGGCGGGCACATTCTACAGCGGTTCGCGCTGCACGGGCTTCACCACCGATCGCGGCCTAACGCCGTGGACCGCACGGAACGCCTTGCTCTCGACCAGTGGAGGCATCGGCGGCGGCCAGATCGTCGTGCTGTCGAAGGACGTATGGCTGCAGGTCCAGGTCGCGGTCACCCCGATCGCCACGGGAGGAGCGAAGAACCGGGTCTATCTGACGACTGACCGCGGCCTTACGTGGTCGGCCATCACGATCGGGGACAACAGCTGCATCGTCGGGCAGTATTCCTATAACCACAACCGCCGGGTGCTGGTGAAGGACCGCTTCACTGCCGGCCGGGCCTATTTCTACAACGTCGCCGACGTCGACAATCCTTCTTCGGCGGGGTCGGTTGCCTGCAAGGGCTGCTGGCGGATCGACGTCAACCTCACCACGTTCGCCGTCACCGTCACCCGCATGAGCAGCTCTTACATCATCGGAGGCGGCTCCGACGCGTTCCACGGCAAGCTGACCCAAGGCGGGTCCGCGAACGAATGGTACTGGTGCGGCGGCGACAATGCCCTCGGGCTGTGGCGGTCAACGGACGGCATGGCGACGTGGAGCGAAGTCACCGGCACCGATGACCAAGGCGCCGGGACGCACTTCGCGGAAGTGTTCGCGGTCGGCGTCGGCAAGGCGCTCGCGACCTCGAGCTACAAGACGATCGCGGTGGTCGGCTGGCGGATGAACACGCCGGCGAATGCTTCCAACGCGACGGGCTACGGCCTTTGGGAAAGCACCGACAACGGCGCGACGTGGAAGCTCGCCGCGCAATTCATGGGCGGCATCTTCGACCTCGTCTGCGACATGGTCGGCGATCCAACGAAGTACGGCCGGTTCTTCATCGGCTATGGCGGGACCGGCATGTGGATGCAGACGTACGACTACCAAATGGCGATGCAGTAGAGTTTGCGTAGGGGAGGGAACGAATGGGGGGCGACTGGTTCGACAGGTTCGTGATGGGTATAAAATATCCCAGCCTGATCGGGCTCGGGTGGTTCCTGTACCGCATCACCGTTTTCGTTTGCAATTTCTTAGCCGGCCGGATGGACGCTCGGCACGCGCGAGTTGATGAGCTCGACAAGCGGCTCAACGTATCCCTCGGCAAGCGCCTCGATCATCTCGAAGAAGCTGAGGCGCGCAACCAGTCGCGCATCATCCTGCTCGAGAACGCGGTCGCGATCCTGCTGACCGAGCTGCGGCTGACGGACCCGACGAACAGCAAGCTCAAGGAAGTCGCCGCCATGCTTCGCGCGGCGCTCCCGATCGCGAGCGACCACCCATTCGACGACCTGCTGCGCCAGGCCGAGCAGAGGGACACCAAGCAATGAGCGCCCTGCATCAGCTGCAGCTCTATCTGCGCGACACCGGCCGGTACAACGGCGACATCGACGGCATCTACGGACGGCTGAGCCGCGCCGGCGTCCTGATGGGGCTCGAGGACGGCCCCGACACGCTGCTGACCGACGACGACTATCTGGCGAGCTCGAGGCGGCTGGCGATCAAACAGTCGGCGATCCGCGCGTTCGCCGAAGTCGAAGCCGCGGGTGCCGGATTTTTCGCCGGGAAGCCCAAAATTCTGTTTGAGCCGCACGTTTTCTGCCGGCTGACGAAGGGAAGGTTCAGCGCCGACTATCCGACGCTCAGCTACGGAAAATGGGGCGAGCGGCCGTACCCGCCTACGCAGGACGAGCGCTACGCCCAGCTGCTGATCGCGGCCGGGCTGGACCCGTGGGCCGCGTTCCAGTCGACGTCCTACGGGAAGTTCCAGATCCTCGGCGAGAATTTCGGCAAGTGCGGCTTCGACAGCCCGTGGGCGTTCGCGTTCAACCAGGCCTATGACGAACAGTCCCAGCTGAAGGCGTTCGAAAACTTCCTGCGCGCGACCGGGATCGACAAGCTGCTGCGCGCCTCGCTGTGGGCCGAAGCGGCGAAGGCATACAACGGGCCCGCCTATCTTCGGAACCGCTACGACGTGAAGCTCGCCCAGGCCGCGCGCAAGTGGGCGCAGAGGCTCGGCGAATGAGGCTCCTCCCTAACTGGCCGATCACGGAGAACCCGAGCGATACGCGCAAGTGGCTCGCGCTCATCGTCTCGTTCGGCGGGAATGTCGTCTTCACCGTCGGCGCCGGCATTATGGTCTATATCATCTGGAAGGGCGGTTGGTCGGCCGGAACCGAGAACAAGCGTCTCGACCTCCTCGGCTGGGCGATGATTATGATGCTCGCCGGCTCGATCACGGGTAATTGGGCCTACGGCTTCGTCCTCAATCGCCGCACGCTGAAGATCAGCAAGGAAGGCTTCGAAGCCTCGGGCGGCGACGACCCATCGCCGACCGTCACGACGACCACGACAACGGCGGTCCAGCCGCCGCCTGGCGGGCCCGATGCTCCTCGCTAGGCTCCTGTTCCTCGCCCTCGTCGCGCTGGCGGTCTTCGGGCCGTCGGCAGAGCGTGATCGTCAGCCGCTCCTTGTCGACGCGGACTATCCCGTTTGCGTCACTGTCCGGCCGCCGCCGCTCGAGCCCCGGCCGTCGACGAAAAACCTCTATCCGCGAAGGAAGGACATCGCATGACCGCCGCTGCTCTCAAATTCCTCGGCTGGCGTGGCATCGTCGGCCTCGTCGGGATGCTCGCCCTGTCCGTCCTGCTCGTCGTCCAGAAGGGCGAGACCCGCCACTGGAAGAAACAGAGCGGCCAGTTCGAACAGCTCTACCGCGGCGAAGTGACCGCCCATCAGAAGACGATCGGGAATTACCGCGTGGCCGCCGAACAGGCGCGCAAGGACGACGCCGCGAACGCCGCTCGCGTCCTAGCCGACCAACGTGCAATCAACGAAAGGACGTCACATGACTTCGAAGCTCGCCTTGCCGACGCTCGCGCTCGTGCTGCTGCTCAGCGCCTGCGGTCAGGAACGGCCGCAGCCAATTCCGGCGGTGGCAGAACAGCGCCAGTGCCCGGCGTACCCGCTCCCGCCGGCCGATCTGCTCAAGCCGCCGGCGAAGGTGGACTTCCTGCCGAAGACGCCCTGACGGCGACCGAGCAGGCGATCCAGCTGGACGAGCTTATCAAGTGGGTGAAGAAGCAGAGCGCCGTGGACGTGAACGGCCATTGAGCCGCCGTCGTCGCCACTCGCGCTTGATCCGACGCAGGACTGCGAGCGCGGGTCGCGCGACACTGTAACGATCCAGGCCGCGCGCTCCGGCGATGTCGGAAACTGACGGCCGCTGCACCGCGATCTGCGGCGCGCAGAGGTGGACGCGGATGTCGGGATTGGCCCGCCTGAACCAGACGTAGGCGCCGTCGATCGGCGGTGGGCTCGGATGGCCTTTCAGGCCTTCGAGGAACGGCACCAGGCGCTTCGCCGCTTGCGCGGAAAAGCCGATGCAGTGGGTTCCCTCGATATGCTCGTCGCTGTGATAGGTGCCGCCGCCCCAAAGGACGTCGACCTCCGGCCGGCGCAGCCCCGCCGCCGCGGTGAAGTCGGCGTCGTCCTCGAGGATCATGACGCTCTCGCCGGCCTCGGCGGCTTCCTTCAGGATCGCGAGGTGGCTCTCGAAACAGCCGCGCTCGCCGATGCTGCGCCACGGTGCCGCGGCGTCGGGCTTCACCGCCTCGAAGAAGGCGACGCGCCGGTCGCCGGCAAGGCCGACGCGGCTCAATTCACGCCTCATCTGCCGCCGCCGATCCCGGCGCGACGCCAGATTGATGATCCTGATGCGCTGGTACGCCGCAAACACGCTGAGCTCCCCGCTCAAGCGATTCGGCCCAGCCATGTTGGCGGGGCGTTCGAAGAATGTCGAGCGCCCGGCGCGCGCTCCGCATAAAGGTTAGACAATCCACGCCGGGCTCTCTCTGCAGTAACGTGGCCGGCGGGAGCGGGGTTGGACAAACCATCCATTGAAATTCCTCGCTTCTTTCAGTCCCTCCACTCCTGCCACCTTGGGGCGCGTCGCAGAGGGAAATTGCGGTAAGATTGTCTAACCTTCAGATGCAGGGTTAGACAATCCTTTCGTCCATTCGATTACTTTCGCAATAGCTGCGTCGGCCAACGCACGCTGCTCGGCATCAGCGGTGTACGTCGCAACGTCCGAGTCGCTCGACCACTGGCCGACCGCCTTCAGTTGTTGCTGCGTGGCGCCCAGGTCGGCCGCTCGGCGAGCAAGTGCCTTCCGAAGCCCGTGCGCCGTGCACTGCGGCAAGCCCGCTTCGTCGCAGCGCTCTCGGAACCAGCCACCAAAGCCGGCCACCGTGAAGGGCCGGCCGTACTCGGTCACGAGCAAGGTCGTCATGCCGACCGCCGGCATCGCGACGATTGCAGCGACCAAGGGCGGCGCCGCGAGAACATCGACCATCTTGCCTGTCTTCCCGGCGGTGAGCCGGATCCTGCCTCCTTTGATGTGCTGCGGCCCAACGCGCACCGCATCAGCGCGGCGTAGCCCGGTCCAGAGCATGAGCTCGAGCGCCAGCCGCGCCTTCGTGCCCAGCGCGTGCCGCTTCTGGAAGGCGGTGATTTCCTCTTCGGTCCAACTGTGGAAACCGACGCGCTCGGCCTTGACTGGCAATTCAGCCTCCTCGGCCGGATTGCGAGCGATCCACCCTAACCGGATCGCGTAGGCGAAGAGGCGCTTCAGCTGATCGTGGAGGTTCGCCGCGGCGCCTGGTCCTCCGACAGTTCGCTTCCCGATAACGCGTTTCTCGGCTCGCTCGAGCAAGACGGCTTCGACGTGGTCGAACCTGAAGTTCTCCACCATGTCTTTTGCAAACTCGACGCGGAACGGCTCGACGATGCTACGCACCGTGCGGCGGTGCGCTTCGCTCGCCTTCAGGAATTTGGCGCTCCGGTAGAAGCGGGCAACCAAGTCGCCGACCGACCGAGCGACAACGCGCGCCTCGACCGGCTGTGGTGCGCCGGCCATAGCCGCTTCGTATGCAGCTTTGTAATCTGGATGCTCTGGATGGGGCAGGTAGATGTCCTGCCCATTGCGTCTGAACCTGCATCGCTCCCGACCGTGGCGGTCGCGCATGAGGGTCGTGTACGGGTCGCGCTTAGGTCTTCTTGCCATTCAGCAGCCGGTCCAAAGGGTTTACCTTCTCCGAGTCGGGTTCGCCGACAATAACCTCAATTCGGCCTTCGACTACAACGACGCGCGCCACCTGCAGCCCAGCCGCCTTTACGCCCTTAACGGCGCGGGAGACGTCGTCCTGCTTGAAGCTGGTGCGCGCAGTCATTGGTCGTTTTTGCACCCGAGCCGGTCGAAAAACGAACCGTCCGCGTTGCCCGCGACCTGCTCCGGCGTCTCAGGTGGTGGCGCGGTAGTCGGCGCCTTGTTCGCGTGTTTTTGAGCAATCGGACCCGGCCGGAACGGATGCAACGGGCAGTTGGTCGACGAGCATTCCGCGACCTGAGCGCGCCAGGTGCCCGGTGAGATGGGATCGTAGATGCACGATTTGCATTTCGCTGCGATCGCGCCGCGCGGCGACAGGCTCTTGGTCACTTCGGTTCCTTGCTCTCGGCGAGGGCTGCGCGCCCAATAGGTAGCGCTTGGTCTAAATAGGCTTCCGACCAGTTATAGCCACGTTCATTGATTTCTGGTGCGACCGGATAAGCAGCGTGGACGAAAATACGCAGCGCTTCTCTTAATCTCTCCCGCTCATCCAGTAGAGGCTGGAGGACGGCGAGGAGGTGATCAACCTTGTCCGCTCCTGTAGAGAATGGGTCGGCCTTGAACGCGTTCAGCCAATCAATAAGCTTCTCGCGCTGTTCAACCAATGGGCTATCGGGTGGTTGGGTCATGGGGCTGTCCATTCGATCAGCGGTGTGTCGTAAGCGAGCATGAGCGGGTGCTTGGGGTGCCCGCATTTGGCCGGTTCGCCGATGCTCAGCACTGGCGGGTAGCATTGGATCAGCTCCCACACTTGCCGCCAGCGCTCGCGGAGGCGCTTCGGCACTTTGCTGACCGGGCCCCACGCGACTATGACTTGCTTGGCGTTATAGCAGATGCGCCGTAGCTCCGCGTCGTTCTCCGGACCTACCGGATCGTCAGCGGTCGCAAGCTCACGCACGTCCGTTGCCCGATAGGCGAACAGGTTGCCGACGATGATGCGGCCCCACTGGTTGCGGGCGCCGAAGCCCTTCAGCTTGCGGATCGTGGCATCATCCTGCTCGGCGTCCGCCGTGGACGGATTGACCATGATGACGACCGTGCGGCCTTCGCCCGGTCCATCGCGCTCAAGCCGGTAGCGATAGCGACCGCACTCGGAAATTACGGCTGACGATCCTGAGAACAGATCGCCCATCATCCTTCCCCTTCATGAGCTTTGGCTTGGAGGCGGTCGGCGATGCGTTCGAGCCGCGCGGCGGTTTCTTCGCTGATCGCGCCATGAAAGCCGTTCGCGAGCTTGCGCCGCAGCCACTCCGCATCATCGTCCCCTGTATCGGAGGCTTGGTGCATGGCGGTGATCTGGTCGGCGGTGAAAAGCGGGATCGCTTCGATGGGCTTGCTGCCGTTGATTTCGCACCCGCCAGTCCCAAAGCGAATTACCGTCGCGCCTTCAGGGGGATATGTCGGATAGCGATACGCGTAAGCGAACGGTGTCGGCTTGTCGGTCATGCTGATCCTTTCTGGGCGCGGCTTGTCGGTCATGCATCAGGTCCCTCTATCCACCAATCAGCGCCGCAAGCCTTGCAACGATAATGCTCGTCCTCATAGCCGCCGCAGGAGCTTTCCCACGTCGAGTGTTCAATCTGCCCCGCCACCTTACACTCGCGGCACGGAACCTCGCTCTCAATGAGCTTCCAATCAGTCGTGCTCACGATGCTTCCTCCTTATGGGTGCGGGCTTTCAGGGCGGCGGCGCACAGAGCTAGAGGGAACGTGTTGCCCTTTGCCTCAATGTGTTTCGCCCACTCTTTGTCGTCCTCGACAAAATGGTAAATGCTCGCTGTGAAGGGAGAGAGCTTCAACCATTCATGCCCCTCCGGCACCAGCGTCATTGCTGCGTCGAGGGAGGCGGTGTAGTGCGGGATCGCCGCGAACTGTGGTGGCTCTTTGCTTTCGTCCAGCGCCCACTCCCAATAGGTCGAGCGCGGGCCATAGATAGCCTCCTGCGGCCAAGGCCCCGGTTTCTGGCCCACGATGTGTTGAGCATCGGGATCGAGCAGTATGAAGATTTGCGTGTCGAGGTGACAGCTCGGCCCCGTCGCCTTCTCGCACCGAGAGGCGAGATCAAGGAGCTTTTCGGAGGTTCCGGCGAAGGTCGTCCCTGATGCGCTTGCAGGCCCGGCAGGAGCGTTTTCCTTGTTTGCTGACATAGGTGTTCTCCTCGGTGTATGGGTGTCCCGCAGGGCAATTGGTGATCGCCGCAGCTTCAACTCGGCGGTGCAATCCGGCATTCCCGCGCCGTGTATTTTCGCCAGGGGTGACAGGTTCTAAGTGGGCGGGGTTGACGCAGCGTCGATTGCGACAAGTGTGGTCCAGTTGCATTCCGTCAGGAATTGGTCCTGCTGCCAGCTCGTAAGCTATTCGGTGCGCGCCCCGAATCCTGCCTGCTGCAACTCCAATCTGGCCATAGCCATTGGAGCTTACAAAACCCTTCCAAGGCCAGCACTCGTTCGGCCCGCGTCTCTCAACTTTGGCCCAAAATCGTAACTCAAGCGGAATTGCCTTGAGCCTGCCATTGGCGTCTCGCCGCTCGGCCAGCGCCAGTAGCTCATCCTTGCTCATTGCTTTTCCCCGGTTAGCTTAGTGAGGGTGGCGCGGGCGACATTGGCACAGGCGCTCGGATGCAATGTGTTCGGATCGTTAATGTCGCTGGCTGCAATTCGCTTCAGCGCCTCTACCTCTTCCTTGATGAGATTATCTTCGGGGCGGGTGTTCCATGCGGTGACGACAGCCAATCGAGGACCAGCGCCAGTGCTAGCCCCGCATTCCTGACACACAACCCTGAAGGCCCGTGCTTCCGTGTCATAGAAAACTTGCGCCAAGTCGTGCCCCCAAAACGGACACGGCTTAAGCTCGACAATCGGTAGCTCTACAGTTTGTTGGGTCACGCCCTCAGCCCTCCCACGGCTTGCTTCATCTGCTCGTCCGTCGATCGGATGTAATGCCGCCTCGTGATCTTCGACCCAGGCGCGTGCCCCATCAGGCGCTGCAGCACCTTCTCGGGGACCTCGCCGTCGTTCGTGACTTCGCTCGCGAACCACTGGCGCATCAGCTTCGGGGTGACGCGGCGCGCATCGGCCGGCGCATCAGGATCGCCGTGTCGGGCGCGCGCGATCGCCTTCTGCATCGAACAGCTGGACGGCAGCGCATTGTCGAGCGGGCGCTTGCCGTTGGTCAGCCGGCGCCACAGTGCCAGCGCGCGCTTGTTGAGCGGCACCAAGCGACGACGGCTCGGGGTCTTCACCTTGAAGTCTGGACGCTGGCCGACGCCCAGCGCGAGACGGCCCAGGTCGAAGTCGCGGACCTGCAGGCGCTCGGCTTCATGCGGCGACAGGCCGGTCAGCATCATCAGCTCGAGCGCGTCGCGGTGATGCTCGGGCACGGACTTCAGCGCCCACAGGAACGCGGCGTCGCTCGGCAGCGCTTCCTCGACGTTCGGCACCTGCACGGTCGGGAGCCGCGGGCGGGCGCCAAGCAGCTGCTCGTCGACGCACCAATTCAGGATCTGCCGAAGCACGTTAAGCTCGGCGCGGACGGTCACTGGGGCCCGGGTCTGCAGCCGCTCGCCGACCCACAGCGTCACGTCCGACTTGTGGATCGCGTCGATCTGCATCGCGCCCAGGCTTGGCAGGATCGCGGCGCCGACGATCTGCCGCTGGTTGCTGAACGTCGAAGCGGCGACCAGGCCGAGACTGACGCAACGGCCGCGATATTCGGCCCAGCGGTCGGCGGCTTCGGTGAGGGTTAGGGTCATCTCGGTTCCTTGGCTGTGGGTGGGGCGGCGGGGAGTCGGGCCGCCGCCCCTTGGGGAGCCGGGTTAAATTACGTCGACGATGTTGGACAGCGTGGTTTCGATGTCGCCGACGAGCGCGTGCGCCCTTTCGAGCCCTTGGCCGGCGCTCCCGACGAAGCCCCCGATAGCGAACGCCGTGGCGGCCACGTCGCGGTTGCCCTGCTCCGGCGGGCGCGACCCTGACACGCGCTCGCGCAGGTCCGCCAAATTCGCAGCTAGTCCCGACAGCCGATTGTTCAGCTGCTCGATTGTAGCGATCACTTCCTCGGACGGCTTTTCCCGGGGCGGTTGCGCAGACCGCACAGCACCTTCGTCAATGGACGCCATGTTTCTCTTCTCCTTGCTGTGAAAGCCGGACGTTCTCCGGCGCTTCTTCGCCGTGCAGGTCTTGCGCGATCTGCTCCGTCGATCTTCGTTGCGGCTGGGCGGCGCGCGTCTTCTCGAGCGGCAACACGCCCTGCTCCTCGAGCGCTTCCTCGTAGAGCTTGAGCAAGGTGTCGGCCGCATAGGTCTCGCCGGCGCCGGCCTTCCGTCGCTTCAGGATGATGCCGACGATGTTGGTGTCGAACCCGTCGGCCTTCGCCAGTTCCTTGCGCGCCTTGATGTCCAGGTTAAGGTCGGCCTTCTGCTCCTCGAGGTTCTCGAGCGCGCGAACGTGGTTCCACAGCCGCCGAGCGTCCTCATCGCTGAGCGGCCCGCCGTTGTGGCGGTGCGGCGGTTCGGGCTGGGTCATCAGAACTCCACCCTGACATGGCGGATATTGCCGGCGGCGATCGCATTGGCGAGCGCCTGGGCCACGTCCGCCTTCTCGGGCGCGGTGAACAACGAAGCGGCGATGTCCTCTGCGACTTCGGCAAGCACGGCTTTTCGATGTCGTTCGTCGGCTTCGCGAGCCTCGCGCTCTCTCTTTTCCTTGGCCTCCCACGCCGCGCGCTCTTCTTCGGCGCGGCGGCGTTCGTCGGCTTCGCGTTCGGCAGCTTCGCGAGCGCGGCGTTCTTCGGCCAGTTGTTCTTCAGCGACGCGCCGCTCCTCGGCCCGGGCGCGCTCTTCGGCCTCAACTCGGGCCCGCTCCTCGGCGGCTGCTATTTCGGCCTTGCGACGCTCTTCAGCCTCGATCCGTGCACGCTCCTCGGCTTCGCGGGCCAGTCGTTCCTGTTCTTCACGCTCGCGCTCCTCGCGGGCGATACGTTCGGCCTCCTCGCGTTCCGCCGCTTCACGACGCAGCCGTTCCAGCTCGACGCGGTCCGCCTCTTCCTGGCGCAGCCGCAAGACGGAGCGTTCGAGACTCGCGGCCGTGGCATCCCGCGTGTCGCGAGCTTCGGCGATGCGCACTTGGAAGACGGCTTCGTCGGGCTCGAATTCTGTAATCCGCTTCAGGCGGGCCTCGACGTCAGCCGCCGTTTCGCCCTCCGCGACGGTTGCAGCATTCCGCAGCTTCTGGATCACGTCGTCGACGCGGGCCTGACGTTCGGCCTCCTGCTGCTCCCACTCGGTAAGCGGTTGGCGGATTTCATCGGCCAGCGCGTCGAGCTGCGTGACCATCTTCTTGCGGGCAGCGTTGACGGCGTTCGTCTTTTGGCGCCACTCCTCCGTCAGCGCCAGGCCGGCCTTGTCGAGCGTAGTTTTCGCCTTGGTGACGCGGAACGCGACGCTGGCGACCTCGCGGCGCCCCTTGTCGGTGGTCACGTCGGGGACGAAGCCGGAGACGCTGTCGCGAACGCGCTTGTAGAACTCGTCATATTTTTGCTCGTCGGTGAAGAGCGCGACGGCATTGCGTTGCGCTTCAGCGACGATCAGGTCGGTGCCGGTTTCGGCTTCGGGGACGATTTCAGCTGCGGTCGCCATTTCCAAACTCCTGTTTCAGTTGTTCTTCGCGGATGAAGCCGACGCCGCGCTTCTTCGCGAGCAAGCGGCCCTGTTCGCTGACACGCTGGCGCAAGGTGCGGACGAGCGCCTCGGCCTCCCGCAGCGCCGGGATTGCGTGCCTGAGGATCAGCTCGGGCGGGGCCGGTTCGGCGCGGCGGATTGCCGGAACGACGGTGAGGTTAGGCTTCGGCATCGGCCGGCTCCTCCCCCGTTCCCTTGACCTGCGCGGCTGCGGCTTCGCGCCCGTACTCGAGCAGCATCACCGGCACTTCCTTGTCGATGCGCTTGCCGATCTGCCACCAGGCGCGCAGCGGATCCTTCTTGTCCATGAGCGCGCCGGCCGGGGTTTGAACCTCGGCGGTCTTCAGCGCCACGAGGAAGCAGAGGAACAGCCCCGCGTCTTGCAGCAGCGCGATCCGGTCGGCGGGCAGGATGAACTTCGCCAGCGCCTCATCCAGAATGTCGCTGATGCCGTTGAGGTAGCCCTCGCGGACTTCGGCGATGAGCTGGTCGAACGGCTTGATGTCCATGCCGTTGAGGGTCTGCGTTTCAGGCTCCGTCATAATCGGCTCCGGTCTGCTGGGCGGGTGCGTCGAACGGCACGTCGTCGGATGGCTGCGATGTTGGGAGCGAGCAGGTCTCCTTGAGCGCGGGAAGCTCGGCGGCGAGTGCCTTGCGCGCGTCGGGCCCGATCCGCTGCCACTCGTCCTGCAGCGCGGCGATGTTCCCCGGCCGGGCGAGCGCCTTCAGCTGCGACAGCGTCTCGCTGAAATCCTGCTGCGCCGGTTGCTGCGGAGCGTCGGTCAGCGGCTGCACCTTGTAGAGCCCCTTCTTCCCGCGCGTGGCGGTCAACGCCATTTGCTTCGGACCGTCGATGTGGGACATGCGGCTGATGCGGATGCCGCCGACCTTCATCCCGCCGAACTGGACGTCGGGGTCGCAATACAGCTCCATCGACCGGCCCGCGTACTGCGCGGCGTCCTTGCCCCAGCAATGCACCATGACCCGGCGCATCGACTTGCACGGCTTGTAGGGTTTCCCGCCGTCGCCTTCGTAGCTGACGGCGACTGGCTGGTCGGCGGCGTCGGTTCCGCGAACGCCGGTAATTGTGATGATGCGCGGCCCGCCTAGCAGGTCGTCGGCGTTGAGCTGGTCGCTCTTCGCGATGATGAAGCGAGACATGTCCATTATATCACCATTTCCTCTTCAACCTTGCGTTCGGTGGGGATCAGCCGCGTGTCCTTCGCAACGAGCGCGGCCTGATAGTTGGCGAGATGCTGAGCGAGCCGCGTTTCGAAGGCTCCGGCCGCGGCGATGATCGCGTCCTGCACCTTCGGATCCGGGTAAGCGCGGATGACCGGCGCATGGAGCCCGCCGCAGTAGGACACAAAGTCGCACCACTGTCGCTCGGACACGAGCAGCCCGGTCTGTATCTGGATCAGGAAGTCGACCGGGACGGTGCCGGCGACGACGTTCTCGATGATCGTCTGCACCTGATATTTCTGGCGCCGCGACTTGGCCTCGATCTGACCATGCTCGCCGACCAGGCCATCGGGCGAATAGCCGATCGTGAAGCCCCAGCGGTCGTTGGTGATGAAGCCAACCTCGGTCACCGGCGCGTAGCGCTCGGCATAGATGCGCCGGACCTCGGCTTCGTCCTCGTAGCCGCGCAGCTGGTCGTCGCCGACGTAGTGCGGCTCGACGTAATTGGTGATGCGCTGGGCGAGCAGCTCGTACAGGTGCGCGCGTTCCTTCTCGTTGGACGCGGCCTTGAGCGTCGCCGGCGTGACAATCAGCTTCATCTCGGAAGCGGTGAGCAAGCCGCAGCGAGCGGCGAACCATTCGTCGGACCCCTGTTCCAGGTCGGGGAAGATGCGGACGGTCATCGGCGTAGGCCCGGCTGGCGACTGGACACGCTACCGATGTGCCAGCCGTGGCAATGCGTGCAGCGGTACGGCTGAGCGTGACCCCGGCCGGAGCCGGAGCGCAGCCGGGTCTTGCGGAAGCGGAGGCACTTCAGCGCAGCCGCTTTCGAGTCGTACGTCGCCTTGCCTATGCAGCCGGCCCAAATCTGCTCGTGCTTCATGCCGCCCTCCGCAACTCGGCGGGCTCGAAGCCCAGCGCGGCGAGGCACCGGCGGCAGGTGACGAAGCGTTCGTCGGGCGTCATTTCGACGTCGTTGTCGACGGCATCGTCGATCGCGTCGCAACCGGCCTGGTTCTCGCACAGCGGCTGGCAAAGGCAGTCGAAGCCGACCTCGACCTCGAAGTGGACTGGCGCGGTCACGAGTAGCGTCCTGCGAAGAAGGCCGCAGCCAGCGAGACTAAGCCGACGAGGAAGCCGATCGCGACCGCCTTGTCCTCGCTGTCCTGCCCAGCCGCGCCGACAGTGAAGACGAGGAATACGACGGCAACGACGGTGAAGATTGCGACCATCATCGGGGTTCTCCTTGGCTGCTGACCGTATGGGTATAAAAGCTACCCGGAACAGTCAACAGAAAAGGTGTATTTTATACCCGTAGGGTGCAAAAAAAATCGCTAGGCCAGGTCGATTACGCTGCGAACGACCCGTCCAATGCAGTGCCAACCCTTGTCGCCGACGAAGATCGGCTCGTGCGTGGGGTTGGTGCTGAACGGCTCGAGTCGCCGGACCGGTTTCGAGCGGTAGCGCTTCACGGTCGGCTCGCCGCGGTGCGAGAAGATGTAGATGTTGCCGTCGCGCGGATTGCGGTCGGCGGCGTTGACGATGATGTACGCACCCTCCGGCGCCACGCGGTCCATCGAGTCGCCGACAATCTCGGTCGCGAAATATTCGCCGGGCGGCAGGTTGCCGACAACCAGGCGGTCGACCTCCTCGAGCTGCCCTACGTCGGTCACCGCGCCGGCCGCGACCCAGCCGATCACTGGTATCTCGATCGGGAGCCTCGCCGGCCGGTGAACCTCGCGCATCGGGCCGTTGCCGTCGTACAGCCATTCGGCCCGCACGCGGAACTTGTCGGCATAGCGCTTGGCCTGGTCGTAGCTGAACGGCGAATTGCCGTTGAGGTTGGACTTGAAGCTGTTCGGATTCCAGCCGAGCATCATCGCAGTCTCGCGCGCCGACATCTCCTTGGCGGCGAAACTGCTTTCTCTAAAAGC